TTTGAATTTTTAATTGATTCACAAATGTTATTTCTTGCAACCTTTAAAAAAAATAAAGTTTCTAATACTGGATGTAACATAATAATCCCCCTAATCTATAATTTTATTTATTGTTTAATTGTTTTCACCATAAGAATTTACGGTAATATTTGCCATAGTATTTCCGGTTGAACCATGCATATTACCATGAAACTCAGTACATTTATCAAATACCCATTGTTCATGCCAAGCATAATCCACATTAAATTCAATTTCAATATCTAATTTTCCGATACTTTCAATATCACTTGCATGTAAATCAGCAGGGTCTTTAGTTGGGAATACACCATCGTAGCATGCAAAATATTCAATAGTTTTAGCATCTGGTGCAGTAGTCCAATAATATAACAATGATGTATATGTTTTCTTGCTGTAACCGGTTCCATCTGAATCATCTAGAGCTTGTGTTGAACCAGTTCTATAATCTCTAATCATTTTAACCCATTGATGCATGATAGTAGTAATAGGCAAACCTTGCATTTCAGTAAATTTAACAGAAACTGAATTACCATAATCTAAATTTCCTGGAACTGCCCATTTAACACCACCAAGTCCTGTAAACTCAATTTTATTTAATGTTCCACCAGGAGGTGTTACACCAGTACATGTAGCTGATAAAATTCGTGAAACATTGTTAGCAGTGGGAGCATTAACTGGTTCATAAGTATTTCTCCCCATTGCTGCAATTAAACCAGCTGGGATTCCATCGAACCAAATAAAATGATACCCTGTTATATATGGATCAGCAACTCCAACAGTATGTCCACCCCAACGTCTTGTTAGCATATTTGCTTGTAAATCTGCAAAAGAATTTTTTAAAGCCATATCTCGTTCCTCCATATTATTTTTCTAATTATAAAATCCTTTTTTTATCAGGAAAATTTTTAATCATTCATATAAAATACACTCCTGAATTATATATAAGTCCTTTATATTTTGTTCTAAATAATATGTTAACTAGATTATCTAATAAAGGAAAATTTCATATTACCACAATCCCACAATCTATAGTATTTTTGTCTTTGTCTTAAAATCCATTCTGGTATATCTTTTGGTTCATCTTCTCGTTTTTTTAATTTATATCTATGTATTCTTTTTAATCCATTTTTTGTATACCAGTAATTAGGTTTAGTTATATAATCTATTTTAAATCCTAATTTAAAATATAGATTTCCTTCAGACCATCTTTGATCGGCGTATGAATATATTTCTTTCCAGGCATAATTTTGTTTAAAATATGTAAATAACTTACCTGCAATTCCTGAACATATCAAATCATTTTTAATACAAAATCTATTTAATTCCCAAACACCTTCTTTTGATTTTGAACCTTTTGCAATATTTCCTGTAGCAAAAGTCATTATTGAAATTAATTCATTATCATAAAAAGCTCCGAGTTTTATTTTTGAATTATCTTTACCTTGTATATGATATTTTTCAAGAAATTCATTTTTTAGTATATGGGAAACTTCTTTAATAATACATTTTCTAGCATGTATTTTATTATTTATTTTTCCATGCAATATATGAATTAATCTATCTTTAACAATATCCATTTTTTCAATCCATTCATCTTCAAATATTTGAATAAGTTGTATTCCTTTTTTATTACAAATATTTTTTTTATTTAGATGATATGTAGTTGGATTTCTTAAAATTTGTTCTGAATGCCAATATAATCCATTATACTCTATAGCTATATTTTTACTTGGTATAAATATATCAATTTCAAATTTATCTATTTTTTCATTAAAAATAAATATTTCATCTGGAAATTGTTGTATTAAAAAATCTTTGATTTGATTTTCATGTATAGAACCTGTTAATGGTTTTTGACATGTACATTTATACATTCTTTGATATAAGTTAAATATTGTATCTTCAAATATTTTATCACATAGTTTACATTTAAATGTTTCTATATAATTATAATTTTCTTTCTCAAAATTTTGAGTAAGTGCTTCTAAATTCCATTCATTAATATATTTAATTTTATTTTTAGCTTGTTCTAAAAGATATCTACTACGACTTTTTTCTTTTATAATACTATTTCTGTTAGCTATTTTATTGCCATATTTTATTAAATTAGTATTTTCTCTTTTAAGAATAATTTTTTCAAAATCATTTTTTAGATAACTATTTCTAAATTTTTCTTTTCTATCTGGATTTCTATTAGAACATTTTAAATTACAATATTTTTGATAACCTGTTGATATATTTTTAAACTTGGTTTTTTCTCCACAAGTTAAACAAATTCCCTCATCTTGAATTAGTTTCAAATATTTACAATAATATTCTTCAGATGTAATATTATGATTTCTAATATGTTGACTTAATGCTTTTAAAGAAACTAATTCTTTTTCACAAATTTTACAATTTATCATAAATTCTCACCGTGAAAATATCTCCCTATCTATATACAAATAGATAGGGAGATAATTAAAACTTATTTATCTCTGTCATTTTGAATTGAAAATGCTCTGAAATCCTTAAGTTTATTTCCGATTTCCATGCTTAACTTTCTAGCTTGCAAAGCTTTAGTTTTACTTCCGCGACCTTCTTTACCAAGTTCAGCCAATTCAGCAAATTTTGTAAAAGATTCTACTAATTTTTCTAACGATTCATCGTATTCTATTAAACTCATAACTTCCTCCTAAAAATAAATAATTAAATAATCATATTACTGTATGATTTAATATATGTTCTTGTATGAATACTATATTGGAATAATAACGGAAAAACAAGGAATAGAAAATTTTTAAATATTCTATTCCTTGTTTAGTTATTTATTTAATAAAGAAATTTAATAGAATTTTTTCTACAACACGTGTTGGTTCTAAAATTACATTTACATGAAAAGTTTTTGTTTTCTTTTCATAATCAGTAGCTCCAACATCAACATTAAAACTATAAAGTCCTCTTCTTGATTTAATATCTGCTAGGAACGCAACAATATTACCTGAAACTTGATTCCAAGTTAGATAATCATTTTGTTCAAAAATAAAATATCTACAATATTGTTCAAGAGCACGTTTACAATAAAGAACGAGTCTTACAATATTTAAATCTTGAAGTGCGCTTGGTTTAGCTTGAGTTGTCAATTGCCCCCAGTTAGTATATCCTGGATTAAACTTAACAATTGGATTTAGTTGTTTTAGATACATTTGATCTCTTTCACCAAGTTTTGGATTAAACCTCAATTCTTTAATACTATCAATTGAAGCTCTATTAAAACCTGCTGCTGCAAACCAAATTTCACCTACATTATCATTTCTTGGTAATAAATAAGACATATGATATACTGCGGAGACCCAAATATCTGCTCCGGTAAATGAATCATATACTTTATTATATTCTTCGAACATTGAACAGAAATAATTATTAAAGGTATGAACATTAGTACGGTTTGTTATTGATTTATTAAATGAGGTCATATCTCCATTATCTAGAATAGCAACACAATCACGTCTTGTTTGAACCAGTTCTGATATACTTGTTTTAACATCAGAAGGATAACCACAATCAAATACCAAAGAAAAATAAATATTTTCAGTATCTAATACTTCATCAACATAATTTGCAACATTAAATTTGCTACTTAGTATTCCTTTATAACCTTGTGATAGTAATTGAATTGCTATAGTAGGATCAAATTCACCCTGAGTATCAAGAAGTTGTCCATCACTACCTTTCTTTAATGGAGTAGGAAGATCTGATGTAAATGCTGAAGAAATAAGTGTATATGATTTTTTAATTACATATGTAATTGGTGAATCAACAGCAGAATCAAATACGGAGGTATCACCTATCCAACCTTGAGTAGCACCTGATATTCTATCATTAAAAATTGTAACTGAATCATCATCTGTGCCTAAAGCTCCTAACCAACCGTATAATTTATAACCTCTTTGATCTGTTGCTTCAACACAATATATATATGGATTACTAGAAGAAATCCATTGAGTGAAATCTTGTTTAGTATCAGTAAGCATAGATGTTCCAGCACCTACATCTATTGTTACATCACCAATTTCTCTATCATATATTTTAATTGCTTGATTATAACCTTCTGAAAAATTTTCTTCTCCATCAGTAGTCATTTCACATCTTAAAACATTAGAATATGCATTAAGAATATACTGAATCCAAATAGAATCTCCAGTACTATCTCTTATAGAAGGATCAAAAGAAATTTCAAATGATTCAATAAGTGCTTCAGTGCCATCTTTTTGATTTTCATAAACATCTAATACATAAATCCCACTTAAAATTGGATTAGCATGGGATGTAAATCTAACACTTAATGAATTATAATAATCACCTCTTCCTATTGGATATAAAACACAAAGAGGATATTTAGTTCCTGTAGACCAACCAAGTGCTGTTCTAACGTCTTGAATATCATTAAGAGAATCAGTATATGATACTGATATAATTGAGGTAGAATCTGTAGTAGCTAAATCAACATTTATTTTAATATTAGAAAATGATGCATTATCTGGCATACATCTCATAAAATACAATGATCCTGATTCTCCAAGATAATTATAGGCACAATACATTCCTTGCCCATAACTTTTTCCATATTCATTAATATTAGGTTCACCATATTCATTTATAATTTCAGATCTACCACTTACAAATTTTAAAACGTTATCTTCGCCTTTTTTAGTGATAGCGCAAATTAAACCAACTGTGCTTGGAACTGCTCTAACATAAGTACTTAGATCGGTGATTGTAGTATACACACCCGGGGATATTTGACTTGCCATAATGTTCTCTCCTTTATCGGATTTAAGTTGTTTTTTAAAGTTTATACTCGTATAATTCTATTTAAAAATTAAAATCCTTTTGGAGGTTTCTATAATAACCTATTTTTTAAAAACTTAATTATATCATTTAACAATATAAGTACCAATAAAATACTAATTGCCTGGTATTATCTTTTGCAATACTAGGAAATGTAACTAGACTGAAAATGTTAAAATTACTTGCAACTGCACTATCATTACTATCTGATAAATATAAACCAGCTTCGCTTAAATTATATCCATTAGCATGATCCATAGATATTGTGATAGTAATTTTTAATATTATCCATGTATCATTATATGCTGTATCTTGTTGAAATACTATTGAATCTAATGGATGTTTATAATACATAGATTCAGGAGTTCTAAAATCAGTACATAATGTATCAGTTCCAGACAAAGGTACTTCATTAGATAAACTTACCATATCGTTTGTTGGAACCATAGGATTTATTGCATCTCCAGGCGGAGTTCCTGAATATCCTAAACCAAACCATGAAATAAAATCACTTTGAGAAGGAGCGACTTCAATATTTTCAGCATTACAAATTCTTTGAGCTATCCATTCTCTACCACATAAAAGAACTAAATTACTTTTCCCTACTTTTTGTTTAACTCCATCTTTATCTACTGAATATATCTCTACAAATCCTTCTGGTTTTCTAGATTTGGCACCATGGTTTCTGACTCCATCTTGTAAACACGCTTCACCATATTTCTCATTTATATTAACTACTATAGTTTCTGGTTCCTGAGCCTTTTTATCTTCCATTTAATAACTCCTTTAATGTACATTACTAATCTACTTTAGCTTTTTATTTTGTTCTTATTTTTGGTTATGATTAGTATCCTATATAAAAATATGTTTCTATATATATTAATAAACATATCAATGATTGTAAATTTTAATTTAAGGAGAAGAATGGTCATGTGGTGATCGTTCAGGTACTATCATCGAAATTGAAACTTTAGTATAAAAATAACCGGAAAAAATGAGGACTCAGCAATTAAGTTGAGTCCTCATTAGTCCATCTATTTTTTTTTGTTTATTTTTTATGCTTGTAAATTAGTACCACACTCACTACAAAATTTAGTTCCATATCTTGACTTGGTACCACAAGTAGGGCATTCAAGTTTTGTTGAAACAAATATAGGAGTTTTAACAGGTTCTTCTTTAACATCGGTACCTTTTAATTGCAAAATAATTGTACCATAATCTTCAATCGAGCCAACATAAGTCGTATTAAAATCTTGTCTTAATTCTGATCCAGGAACTGTAATACCTTCATCTACTTGAGGAACTGAACTAAGACTATCCATAACAACCGAATTAGCTTGAGATACTGGTCCACTTATACCTCTACCTTCAGATACAGAACTATTAAATACATTTCCATATACATCAGAGCTATGATTGCTGAAAGATCTATATACTGTTGGATATGTATAATCAGTATAAGTTGTAGATAATACAGGTCTTTCAAAACCAAATTTAATACGGATCAATCCATCATCTATTTTATCACCACGATGATCTTGAATTTTTTTTGTTTTTTGAATGAATTTAAAAGCATTTCTAACAGAGTTGTTAATCATAACACCTTTTAATTCAGATTCCTTATTAGCGTCAATTACAAGTCTTCTACCATTTAACACATCAGACCCATCAATGGTTACATTAACGACAGATCTTCTGTTGTCAAGATTTTTTAATAAGATAGAATATTCTGCTCCAAAAGGAAGGATGACTTCATTCTCATTTACTTCTCTGAGAATTTTACCATTACATTTGATTACTGCTACGAACTTTTTGCTATATACCATAATTTTCTCCTAAGCATACAGACTAAAATGCTTTGTGTTTAAAGTCTGAGGTTTTAGATGGACTATTTATAATATGTTCTAATAAAATTATTAAACGACTGTTACTTTTATTTATTAATCTATTATAGTTTCAAACACCACTCTTAAATTATCTCCCATTCCTATATTTAATAAATCTCCACCAACATCTTCTTTTAACAGATAAGAAATCAAAAATCTATCTCTTTGTTCTCTATAATATAAATCTTTATAAATTGTTCCACCAACATCTCTTTCTAAAATATAAGCTAAAATAACATCACTTGTACTATCTTCTAAAACTCTTTTATCATCATATAAAACTTTTGGTGTGACTGTATTTGCACCAATTTCAGTTACCACTTGTGTTCCTACGGTGGCGTCATACCATCTTAATTTTGCTACACCATTTTGAACAAAAGCTAATACAGGGTTCATATTTTGATCAAACGTAAAACTAAATTCTGTTATACCACTATCTGTATAAATAATTTCATCAGTTGTTAATGGACTAGAAAGAATAATATCATCTCCTAATAAAGAACCGGTCCATACTTGATAATCATGACCTTCAGTAGGATCATTTAGAGCAATTCCGCCATCTTCATAATTTAAAGTATTAGTACCTTTATCGGCACGAGCTCCAATAATTTGGTCTCCCATTTGAATTGTAGATAATACATGATCTGGTAGCATTAAATTCTTTCTCCTTATATAATATGTCTACCCCAAGTACATTGAAAAGTTAAACTCATTGTATCAGTTGAAGCTTTAGCAATTACAGGATCAAACTCAATTTGATACACTCCGCCTCCAATAGTAACTAACATAGATTTAATCCCTCCAGAAGCGTTTCCTTGAGCTGTAGACCAATCATATCTCCATGTAGTTGTATAAGAACCAGGAACATATGAAGATATTATTTCAGTAGATGTAGCTGTTCCAGATTCAACAGTTGGTGCACTGCTTAATATACCAATTAAACCAGTATATGTTCTCACTTGAAGAGTACTATATGCGCTTTTAGCATAAAAAATAGCTGGCCACCAATCAGTATTTCCCATATAAGCTACACGACCTATCCAATTATATGTTGAGATAGTATCACCTGTATAGTTATAAGTTTCATTAATACTAAGAGTTCCTGTAGTATCAACCTCACTTATATATCTTTTAAATAAATAAGTTACTTTAAGAGTTTCATCATCTAAAACAATAACTGTTGTTGGATTACCTCGAACATCAAGAATTAATGCTCTGTTAAATAATGTATCTCCAGTAGCTCCCCAACCAACTCCAATTTCTTGTAACCCTTCTCCTGATGTAGTGCCTGCTGTAAATTGATAAACTCTTTTCCTATATGTATACCATGGAGAAGCTCCAGAATTTCCAACAGCATCTGTATAATATGAATTACTACTAGCAAATGAGATATCAAGAGCTGTTTGTGTTTCTATTGGAGTAGAATTTCCAGTGCCTACTTGACAATAATTTACCCAATCAGAACCTGCTCCTATCCTATCTAACCCAGAATTTAAAATCAAATTAGGAAACCAATCAGCAAGAATTCTTTCTGATCCATCAGATTTTACAGCTTCGATCTTAAAACAACCTTCAACTGTAGTTTTAAACTTTATCATATTNANNNTTCTCCAATTATTAANANTATTGTAAAATTTCTGTAGTTTGTTAAACAATTGTATATCTTTCCCAAGAACGTTCAAACGTTAAAGACAATGTACTATCCCCATCTTTAGGAATTGGAGGATCAAACTGCATTTGCCATACTCCTCCACATATAGTAAACTGTATAGATTTAATTCCTCCAGTGAGATTTCCTTGAGTTAAACTACAGTTAAAGGTTAATTGATTACTATAAGTACCAGCAACATATGTACCATTAATATGAGTAGTAGTGGATTCAGCTGATCC